TAATTTTATTGGTAGCGAAATATCGCAGGCGCAGGTTGACTTTGCTAATAAGCGTTTGTTAGGAATCCGTGTGTTGCGAGGGGAGAGGATAAAAAAGTTATGGTAATTGCTGTAGATTTTGATGGGTGTATTTGCTCGGATAATTATCCACAGATAGGTTATCCTAATTGGCCAGTAATACATGAGTTGCAGGAACGACGTTACCACGGTGACAAATTAATTTTATGGACGTGTAGAGATGGTAGAGAACTTGCTGAAGCGATAGCATCTTGTTTAAGGTGGGGTTTAGATTTTGATGCAATTAACAGTAATTTGCCAGAACTAATATGTCAGTATAAGAGTGACCCACGTAAGATTTCTGCGGATGAATATTGGGATGATAGGGCTGTAAGGAAGCATTATGAAAATCGGATTGATTGATGTAGATGGGCATAGATTGTTAAATTTACAGCGTTGGGTAAATAATAGACGAATTTTTAGAACTGCTAAGACTTTTGATGAGTATAATAAATTAGATATTAAGAGCGGAAACAATAAGAAATTATTTTAATATTGAAGGAGAAATAATATGCAAAAAGTAATACGAATACCAACACGAGTGCATACCAGAAAACTCGACAGAAATGTGGCAAGAGAGAGGATGAAAAGAATGGGCATTAAGCACATAAATAAGACATATCCTCAATCTTATACAGATGCTTATGGCTGTCAGTATATTATTCGTAACAGAAGTTATTTTGCAGAGAATTGGAGAACTACTACTGCTAATAGGGCTTTGGAGAAATAAGGAGATTAAATTATGGCTAAAAAATTAAAGTTCGGAAAGATTAGAATTTATTTTCGTGACGGTAAGGTTGATGTGATACCAAAGAAATTATGGGATGATTATGAGTATAATGGTTGTCTGTTTGTTGTAAAGCGTTGCGGCGCATGGGTTTACACATATAATATTGGTGATGTTTCTTGTATTATTGTTAATAATAAGAAAGTAAAGGAGAATAAATAATGAAATTAACAATTGGAACAGAACTTCTTAAAGATGTTGTAGCAAGAGCAATTAAGGGTGCAGGAAATAATAAGCTCATTCCAATCACCAGTATGATGTGTATTGAGCTTAAAAATGGAGAGCTTACAGTTATTACAACAGATGCTACCAATTATCTGTATATTAAAGAACAGCATGTAGCGGGAGATGATTTCTATGTTGTAGTTGACGCCAATCAGTTTGCAAAGCTGGTCAGTAAAATGACTTGTGAAAGCATTACTATGACAGTGGATGAAAAGCTGTATACAATGAAAGTTAAGGGCAATGGTAATTATACTATTGAGCTTCCTCTTGATGAAGATGGTGAGCCTGTTAAGTTCCCTGATGTTCTTGCTAATACTGCTTTGCCTAATCCTATAGAGCTTAATCGTTCCACAGTTATTGCTATTCTTGAAACTATTAAGCCCGCACTTGCAGTTACTATGGAGAATCCACAGTATACAGCGTATTACATGGGAGATAAAGTAGTTGCTACAGATTCTTATAAGATTGCAAGTTTAGCTATTCCCATGTTTGATGAACCTAAGCTCGTTAGCTCAGAGTTTCTTGACCTCGTTGCTGTAATGCGTGCTGAGAAGATTAAAGCTACTTTCAGTGATACTGATGTAAGATTTGAGACTCCTGACTGTACGATTGCTGGTAAATTTGTCGATGGTATTGATGACTTTGCTATTGAGCCAATTACAAATCTGATTGAGCAGGAATTTGATAGTCATTGTGGTGTGCCGAAGAATGATTTACTCCAGATGCTTGACAGACTTTCTCTGTTCGTTGGTACATATGATAAGAACGCAGTAGACCTTACATTTACAAATCAGGGGTTACAAGTATCGTCCAAAGCGTCAAGTGGTATTGAGATTCTTCCTTATGTGAACAGCGAAAATCAGGTAGACTTTACGTGTGCTGTTGATATTCAGATGCTTGTTAATGAAGTCAAAGCCATTCAAAATGACTTAATTGAAATTTATTATGGTGATGATAGTTCAATTAAACTTGTTGATGGCAACATTACGATTGTTATTGCACTCATGGAAGATGAAGAGTAAAATATTTATGTTGACAGCACGAGAATAGTGTGATATAATGTTAGAGTAGTAAAAAGATAGCGTCAGAGATGACAGAAAGGAGCTTATTATGAAGCTGATAGAAAAAGTGATTGCGGTGAGTTCATTATTAGTTGGGGGCACGTTACTTTGGTTTTCAGTAAGTAACTTAGAAGCACAACAGTATGTGGATTCACCGCTTTTTGATTGGAAAATCTTGGGAGTAGCAGGTCTTATTGCTATACTTCCTGGGTTTATAGTTTTAATCAGAAAGGGGTAAAATTGGCGAGACAGTCACTAAAAAGCGTTATTCGGCTCATAGAAAGTACGAAAGAAAAAGTACCAGTAGAGCAAGATTTTTTACAGAATCTAAAACGGTCAATAGAGCTTACTGCTGATAAAGACAACAGACTTCCAAGTCAGACATATAAACCATCAGGTATGAATTGTATTCGTGCAAGCTATTATCAGATAATGGGTGTGCAACCAGACGAATCACATTCAAATTATACACTTGTTGGTATTTGTAATGCAGGAACAGATATTCACGTTAGAGTGCAAACTGCCGTAGAGCAGATGAAAGATAACGGCATTGATTGTGAATATATTGATGTTGCAGAGTTTGTAAAGAATCGTGGGCTTAATTATCTTGAAATTAAATCAAAGAATGGCATGGAGACAAAACTTTATCATAAAGAGTTGAATATGTCATTCATGTGTGATGGTATAATCAAGTACAAAGGTCGATATTATATTCTGGAGCTTAAAACTGAAAGCAGTTATAAGTTTATGAACAGAAAAGATGTTGACCCAAGTCACTATCATCAAGGTACAGCATATTCACTCGCACTCGGTATTTACCAAGTTCTGTTTGTATACATCAGTAGAGACATATTGGATATGAAAGCATTTATGTTTAACGTGACAGATGAAATGCGGCAGAATCTTGAGGATTATATACATGAGTGTGATGGATATGTTGAAAGGAAAATTACACCACCGAAACCAGAAAATGTAACTCGTAAAGCATGTACATACTGTGGATACAGAGAACAATGTAAAAAGGATGGATAAGATATGGAATTAAAGAAATGCCCATTTTGTGGGGGAGATGCTTATTTAGAGAAAAGTTCAAGAGTCTATAATAAGGGAAAAACTGAAAAAGCGGCATATGTGAGATGTTTAAACTGTGAAGCAAGAACTGGTAAAGTTTTGATTTCAGACTATGGTTTTACATCTCATAGTAAAGATGCAGAAGAAAAAGCAGTTGAATTGTGGAATAGGAGAGTGCGATGAGTGAATTAAAAGTCGGTGATGCTGTATATGTTTATAATTGGGGTGCTAAATTTCCAGTATATGAGGGCTGGTTTATTGAACAATTAGAATCACATCGAGAAGATTTTGATATACGTTGGGCTGTTAGATTTGCTTACGCTATATCTGGTGAAGTTTCACCAAGAAATGAGAAGTATAAAATTTTATATTTGGATGGTAATATGGCGTTAATAACTAACTTATATGGCGCTAATAATCCGGTTTATTTAATCAGCATAGATGCTTTAGGTAAGCGCAGGCGCATGACAAAAAAGGAAATTGAAGAAGAGTTTGGAATTGAGATTATAGGAGGCTGAAATGAATAAAGATAAACCTACAAAAGAACAGTTTGAAGATTATGTAAGAATTCAGAAGAGCGGAGTAACAAATATGTGGGCTATTAGAACTGTATGTGATTTATCTACTACAGGATTAACAACAGATATATGTCTGTACATCATGGACCATTATTCGGAGTTAGAAGAAGAGTATGGCAGTTAATCGAGGAAAACAATTTGAAGATGTAATACGAGAAGCCTTTGAGAAAGTTCCTGGTGTATCAATAGATAGACTGCATGACCAAACTACTAAATTCAAAGGCACAAGCGCCAATATTTGTGACTTCATAGTGTATCGAGAGCCATATGAATATTACTTTGAATGTAAATCAGTACACGGAAATACGTTACCGTTTAGAAATATTTCAGCAACACAGTGGAATGGGTTGTTAGAGAAGTCATTTATAGAAGGAGTGTATGCAGGAGTTATTTGTTGGTGGATAGATAAAGATAGAACATTATTTATACCAATTCAAACACTGCAAAAACTTCTGAATAGCGGAAATGTCAGTTATCGTTATGATTGGAATTCTTATGATGTTGTAGAGTTAAAAGGTAAAAAGAAAAGAGTTTTCTTTGATTATGATATGGAGAGTTTTTTAAATGACCTCAGAAGAAATGATTAAAAAGGCTTTTAAGAAAGCATGTCAATACTTACAGTATAACCCGCCTGCCGCATTTAGTAGTGCTTCTATTGAAGAACTTCGAGCATGTGCTGGGTCAGGTACATATGAAGATGGGTGGAAACAATGGGCCAAGTATTTCATAAATGAGGTTTTAAAGGATGAAATTTAACATAACTGATGAAAATGCCAGTTCTCTTACTAAAATTCAAGAAAATATAGAGAGTAACGCAGGTGCATTAGATACTATTGTAAATGAAATTATATCTCCATATTGCCGTGACCTCGATAAGTATGTCAGATTTATCAAAGACTGCTTGAAAGATGGAGAGAATCCGCCGACCAATGAAGAGTTAGATGATTTCTGCATGAATCTTTCCACTTATATTTATTTTGCAGGTGGTACATGTGAATATCTCGGTATTCGTGATGATATAGCAAAAGCGGTCTATAAAGAAATGTATCATACTGCCAGAGCAAATCAAAGTAGTGGTACAGTAGCAGATAAAGATTCTCTTGCAGAGTTGGCAAGTCAAGAAGAATATATAGTATCTGCGGCGTATAATAGAGCCTATAAAATTATGAAGTCAAAGGTAGATAATGCACAGGAACTGCTTAGTTCCTGTAAGAAAGTATTAACCAGAAGAATCAGTGAATTTGAAACAACCAGAATTGGAGGAAAGTGATGCTTAACTTGTTTAGTATGATGGGTAATTATGAGGAACGAAAAGTAGATAGGTTTGAAAATGATTTATTTACCGTTGACACTGCATTAGTTACAGATAGGGAGCAACCATATGAAACAGCAATAGCACATAAAGATTTCAATGGTGGTGAATGGATTGTTCTTGGTTGGAGAAGCACAAAAGAAGAAGCACAAAAATTTCATGATGAAATGGTTGCATATTATACTTGTCATGGAGAAACAGTGCAAAAAATTGAAGATGTGTGTGAGCATGTAATGTATACACGAGAGGAGAGAAAGTGATGAATAAAGCAAGGAGAAAAGAATTAGAGAGAGCTATTGAATTGATGGAAGAAGCAAGAGATATTATTGAAGATTGTAAAGCCGAAGAAGAAGAGTATCTTGAAAACATGCCAGAAAATTTACAATATTCTGAGAAGCATGAT